CAATTGCTTTTGAAGTTGCTCGCCAACCAACCGACTTACATTTCCGCCAGCATCATCACGCACTTCGCAAGTGCAGTCAGCCCACGAATGCTTGCCGGCCAAACGGATTGTACTGTTGTAGATAGGAAGATCAATGTTGTCAAATGTAACATTTGGACGACTAAAACTTATAACCTGTTTGGTCAATTCTGTTGTAGGTTGTGTCACGCCTAGGCCTAAAAAAGTAACGCGAAAGCGATACTTGAGTTTTGGCATCAGCAAACCTTGTGCCGAACTGCTTTGGTCGCTGGCTAAGGGTACTGTCAGTTTTGTTAATGAGGCTGTTGCCATTTGTTTATTCTCCTAATATGCTTTTATTTATGGCGTGTTGTCTGGGCAAATTTTGACTTGATTTGCCCAGTATCAATTACGCTGCCGCCTGTGCTGCTATAGTTCCTGTGTTTTGAATACGCATTGGTATGTAGATAAACTCTACAGCCTTAACTGGCTCAATAGCAATATCCACGTACAGTTCGTTACGATCAATGCTTGCCGGAGTATTGTTGGTCAAATCACAAACGACCAAGTAATCATACAGGCCACGCTTGTTGACCAGGTCAATCATGAGTGATGTAATCTGATTAGTAATCGCAGAACGAGTGATAGTATCATTTGGCTCAAACAAGTACTGATTACCAATAATTTCCAAACGACCACGGATAAATGCTACCAACCGTGCTACGTTGATGCGATCAAGTGCTGTAGCATTACCTTGTAAGGTGTGATTACCAAAGTTAACAATACCGGTACCAGGTATAAATGTGATTGGGTTGACGTTATTACTATACAATACATCACGTAGCCCTTGATTTACACCTAGAGGTTGGAACTCACCCGACACAGCATTAAGGTAACCAATTTGCAGTGCATTGTCTACTACACCACGACGTAAGCCAGCTGGGGCAAACCATGGATAAGCAACACTGTCGCTACGAATAATAGTTCGCAACATCATGTGACTTGGTGCTGTAACTACCACGTTACCTGTTAGGTCAGTTGTGGTACAACTTGGATAGAATGCAGCACTGTAAGCATCACCTTGAGCCAAATTACCATCACCTGTGGCAATGCCTAAACCGTTATTGTTGGTAGCCCAGGTCACAACATCTGCTGGATCTAAGCGAAGCGGTGTGTCAATTACACTGAATGAAGTGTCACCACGATCATTGTTTAGTACCACCATGTTGGGTGCCAACTCTGGATACTGTGGGCAAGCAATCAGATTATACTGTGCTTGATTTTCACGCAGTTGTGTACTTGTGTCAATGGCCACTCTCAATGCCTGAACGATCAAATGACGTTGTGCTTGGCGGCCCATGTTAGGACTGCCGTCTGCACGTAGGCCACTGACTGTAAGCCAAGTATTGGTTTCGCTAGGAAGTACATCTGGTGATGGATAGTCTGTAGCATTAAAGTAGTTGACCGCAAATGACTTAACGTTGAATCCTGATCTACGTGTGTTAAACAACAAGATGCCTTCTGGATATAGATCTGGATTAGGTGCATCAAGATCCAAGTAGTTGCTGGTTATCAACGGTGTTGATCCTGTGGCAATTGGTGGAATAGGATCTGTGATTGGGTTGGTTGTACCGTTAGGTGCCCAACGTGCATCAGCAAATAATACGCCATTGATTGTGGTCTGATCAGCATTGTTGATCTGGACCCACTGATCTTGCCCACTTACATTTTCCCAACGACTGATCACTGGATAGTTTTCTAAATCTGCAGTATCAATCCATAAATCTCCATAGACCAATGGGCTTTCTGCATCATCGTTTTGTGTTGTAGGTGCTGTAGCACTGAATATAGGCCCACTTGGATTAGTATTACTCAAATTATATCCACGCACATCATTGGTTACATTTTGATAACCGTACCAGCCACCGTTGTTCTGGATCATAATATCCACTGTGGTGGCGTCACTGTAATACCAGTATGTGCCATTGGCTGGATCAATATTGGGTTGACTAGCAGAAGCAGTATAGACAAATGTAGGCGATGTGACCCAATTGCTGAGTGTTAATCCTGTGCCATCAACATCAGTCTGACGTATGCCTCTTATTGGCTGTTGTGTAGTGGGATTAACTAAAACAAACCCTGCATCCGTTAACGGAGTATTGGTTCCATCTACCAAGTAAATATCACCGCCGGCAGCATGTGTAAACACAATCTGGCCAGCATCATTGACAATGGCACTGACATTAGGAACCAAAGCAGCACTAACAGCGGCCACAAAATCAGCACTTGTAGTACCGTTGACAGTTACTGTCACAGCCGCCGCTACTGTAGCTGTTTCGGGCTGGGTAGCTGCCAGTGTAAATTCAGAACCAGACACAAACACAGGATCAACTACATAGCCTGTGATCACAGTGGCCCCAGGTGCCAGACGTTCTAAAACTTGGAATCCGCCGGTGCTATTGTTATAAGGGTCAATCAGAGCATACGTGGTGCCGGCAGGAATAGCCGAGCCACCAGTTACTGGATCTAAAGCATACAAAGCAGCTGCATCGCTGGCATACACTGTACAGGCTTGTAGCACAAATGCACCCAAGGTACTGTTATAACGTTTAATTTCAATCAACATACCTTGGTTGACAGCATTGGTTTGTTGGAATACACTGCCAGTAGGTTCTGGTTGTGTGTCTGTGGTGCGCCATCTTGGTGCTTGATAATTGGCACCGGTAAAATATTCAGGAGCTGCATATTGATTTGTTGGAATACCTAAGGTGGCAAGAGGTGTACCCGTGACATTGTTGATAGCAATGACACCTGTACCTTCTGTACTGCCATCATTGGTCGCACCACTATCTGCGTACAGTGTTAGTTTTCCACCGATGTTGGCAGCATAAACACCCGGAATAGTACTATTGCTGAGGGCATTAATTTGACTGGCCAGGTTCGCAACTGTGTTGTTGGGGCTAGAAGGAACTGTAATTGTAATATCGTTGATGGCAAAACTATTGCCCACAGTTAAACTGGTTGGGGCCAACGTACCTTGCACCGTAGGCCAAGCTGTTTTCCATTCATCGCTACCAACTAAAACCCAGGTATTGTATAAATCAGCGGCACTGGCACCATCTTGTAGCCATCCAGGTGCCTGGGTAGCATTAGCAGGACCACCACGCTTGTAATAGAGTGGGTTGTATATGTTAGTTGCAACAACAGCATAGTCACCAATACTGCCATAACTGGCCAAAGGTACAGTGCTTAAAGTTTCTAAAAAGGCAGTATCTGTAATGACGCTAGGTGTCATTTTGGTAAATGCAGATGTGGTTTGATTCCACTCATTGATTCCAAAAACACTGTTGGTAGTGTCAAACCAAAAGCTATTGTTGGCAGGAGCACCCACTGGACGACTTAGTGTTGCTGTAAGAGCAGCCAAGTCAATGTCGGCTCGCATCACGTAGGCAATGTTAGTTACACCCAGGGCTGAATAACCAGCTAATAAACCGTATTCATTGAGTTCGTATCCATTGATAGGAGTACCAGCTGTGGTGTTGTAAAAGAATGGTACACCAAATGTAGATAACAGGTCTCTCTGACTTGTCATCAAATATAACTTGTTGGCGTTGACAGCCAATGTTCCTGGAGCAATTCCAGTACCTGCACCAGAAATTTTATTTTCTGCAGTTGCCAATAAAATAAACGGCACTGAGCTGGCAGCAGCGGGCGTGTAATTACTTTGGTCAATTACACTGACTTGTACACCTGGGGATATTAAGGCCATAACAAATTCCTTTTTATTAATAAAGATATTTATCGGTTATCTCAAAAACTATGGCGTATCACTGCCCTTACGGTAAGGTTTTGTTCTAAAAATATGGTAAATATCACTATGAGACCCCTGTGCCCAACCTGCAAACAACGATCATGTGCGATAAATTGTTATCGTGATGACCGAGTATATTATCGTAGTCGGTGTGATTATTGTATTAGGAAAGGCCGTAGAATCAAAACGGCAAAACCACAATGGGAGTTGGCTGGATATAAGAAAAAACCCACATGTGATCGATGTGGGTTCAGAGCCAAGTTTACAGCTCAGCTGTTGGTGTATCACGTGGATGGTAATTTACACAACACTGCTCTGAGAAATTTAAAAACTGTTTGTCAAAATTGTGTTGTGGAAATTGCTAAGACTGATCTGCCTTGGACTGTTGGAGATCTTGAACCAGATGTTTAATCTGGGCATACAAGTTATCTAATCCTTCTTGATTGTTATCTAATACAGCATCAAATTCTGTGCCAATCCAAGCCCATTCACTAGGGTGAATATTGAATTCACCAAGTTGTTGTTGTGCTATTTTATCTCCGGTATTGGCACGGCTAGCAATAGAATACCATATCGGTTCATCACCACGAATTACACGAATTACAATACCACCTGCATCTCTAACTGCTTTAATTTCGTTAGGAAATCTAACATCAGTAATAACAATATCATTTTGTGCTTTATTCAGCTTGTTCTCTAGGCTGGCAATCCAGGTATCGTCGTGCCAGCTTTTGCGGGCTACTTCTGTGCCCCACTTTTGTAGTACCAATCTAGGAGTTAAGTTGGGCATATTTAAACGGGTTGACCACCATAGATCTACTTGTTCTCGCCATGCTCTACTTTCTGTGGTGCGGCCTTCCAATAACTCTCGGTCCCATCCAAACACTGCGGCCACAGCATCTTTAAGAGTGGCCGCAAACGAGTCACGTTTAAAACCATAAATGTTTTGTAAGTAATCTGCAATAGTATCTTTGCCACTTCCTTGAAAGCCTGCAATGCCAATGATCATCTGATTTCCTTTACATTCAAGTGCCGTAATGTATCCTGCAACATGTCAATTTGTCTGCGACAGTCTTCTAAAGCGTGGTGGCTAGTTGGTGGTTTAGGCAGTTCTGGCCACAGGCTGTAGATGGTTCTGGCATCTCGCACATTGTAAAACTGCCAAGGCAAACTTTTGCCGTAACTTTTATAGGCATGTTCAAGAATGTTCATGTCGTAAGTCGGGCCGTTGGCCCAGATAAATTTATGTTGCCATGCCAGTTTATATAAGCTATCTAAGGCTTGATCTAGATCCACACGACCTTCTTCCATAAATGCTTCAGCTTGTGCTTCGGGTTGAGTGGCCCACCAATCTATGGTGTCTTGTTGGATGTTACGATTTTCTTGGCTTTCCAACGTG